AGGTACTGGTTTCCTTGAGATGTATTACCTGTGGCGTTTTTTCTAAAATCAGGCAACTGAACCGATTTAAGTATTCTGTCCTCTGCTTGCAGGATAATAGTGGGAAGATTATTAACGAAAGTAGTTTCCGTTGTCTCCAGGTAATCCTGCAAGGCATTCTTTAAAGTTGTAAATGTCCACGCCATTAGGAAGTACTCACCGTCACTTTGCCCACTTCTCCCTTTATATCAAGACCAAGGGTTTCTGTTCCGTATGCTGTTAATCCTCCACCTACTGGATCAAATGCAGACAATGCTCTGCTCTCTGCAAAATTTTTATCTGGACGAGGATTTCTTAACGCCTGTGCATCACCAACTCTAATTTGACCCAACTTGTACTGTGGCTGATCTTCATCAACCACATCTCTACCTACACGCAAACCGCTATCTCTTCCATTAATTATTTGCGGAACCAGGTCTCTCAAAGGGTATCGAAAACCTGTTCTATCGCAAAACCCAAATGCCCTTTTTCCCTCTGCAAAAACGCTCATAATATGTTGTATCCTCCAGGCGTAACATAAAGAGCCGCCTTTTCTCTAAAGGCATCCGAAACCAAATTCCACTGCTCTTCGTATATTTCTTTTAAAGCAGGAACGTATTGTGCTGATTCGGGTCGTTTTAATGCAATATTATACGCCAGACCTGAAACAAGACAGGGAAGATATCGGTCAGGCACATCCATATTATTAGACGCTGGTTTGCCAGAATCTTCTATTCTTTCCAGATAATAATAACTAAACACATAAGTTTCTTGTGCATCTGGAACAGGCCATAAATTAATTGTTATATTATCTGGCGATCTGCCAACATAATATTGTAATGGTCTTCCTTCTGTTAGTTTGTTAGTAAGATGGGAATATTGAACTACAGAAATTCTTTCCATTGTTAAATCTGACTGATTACTGGAATCTCCAGCATCCGTTCTTAGAGATGCTTCTATAATTTCTATTTTTTCTGCTGTTAAGTCATAAGACGATGTGCCAGCAGTAAGAGTTTGAGAGGCATTTTTTACTGTCCACAAATTAAGACCACGGTTTTGCCACTCCAACATAAGCAAATCAAGGCTTCTCCTTGCGGTTTTGTAGTCGTAACCGCTTCGTAGCTCAAGACCAGCCCTTTCATAGGCTTCTTCAATAATATCGCCTATGTCTAACGTAAAATTAAATGTAGTGCTAGTAGCCATTAGGTAACAATTCCTTTAGTTCTGCCTCTTTTAGCAAGACCGTTTCGGCATTTGGCAGGTTTTATTTTTCCGCCACGCTTTACTTCTGTTTTTTTTCGTTTGTTTTTCATCATCTAGGACGTAAAGGAACGTCCCCAGATTTTAATGTTGGATTATACATTGCATATGCTTCACTAGGGCTTCTTCCTGCTAGACGTTCTGCTTCTAGCCTTGCTTGTTCTTGAAAATATTCATGAAATTCTTTCTGTCTAGCGGCATCAGCAAATGCTTGAGCTTTAGATTTTAATGTTGGATCATACATTGCATACGGATCGTAACCTTGCTGTATCTGTCCTCCGCCTTTTCCTCCTCCGGCTCCACCTTTTCCACCCATTTGTGGTGGCGGCCTAAAAGAAGGATTGTACATGCCAATGCCGCCATATCCTTGCTGTGGCGCACCTTTCGATGGGCCTCCCATTACATTATAGGCACTATAGGGGTTAACATTAAAAGGATCTGGATATCCTGGCCCTGGTCTTTCAAATGTTTCTGGCTGACCATAAAACCCATACGCTGGGGCGTTGCTTCTAAAAAAAGAACCTGTTGTCTGAGGAAAGTATGACCTTGAATAAGGACTGCTATACGGATTCATATAGCTGGTTGTGGCATAGTTAGGAGCCATGCCCATAGAATAAGGGTTATAACCTCCCATCATTCTATCTCTTTGTATTATATTTTGCACAGAATAAGGAGAGCGACCAAAACCGCTAGGCTGACCAGATGGAGTAAATCCACCTTGATTGCCATACATTCCTTGCGGATTATAACCTTGCTGTAATGCGCCACCCATACCCATAGTCTATTTCCTTTTCTTTGCAGAAACTTTCTTTTTAACAGGAACTTTCTTTGCTACTGTTTTTTTTGCTGGTGCTTTCTTTGCTGGTGCTTTTTTTGCTGGTGCTTTTTTTGCTGGTGCTTTCTTTGCTGGGGCTTTTTTCTTTTTGACAGTTCTTGATTCATCTTGAGGTGTACCAGGGTCATCAGCTCTGTAATGACCATTTTCATTCCTCGCTCTAACCACCTGGTATTCTTTCTCCATTTCTTTCAGCTTGGCTTTTGCCTGAGCTTCGGTCAACAGATCAAATATTACCGGAGTGTAAGTACCGTCTGAGTTTTTAAAACCCACCTGATACACAGGTTGCTGAGTTGCATGTAGCACCCCATTTTGAAAGATTTCCAGCTTTTTAGCCATAGGATTTCACCATTGTTAAAACCACTGTGTAGGCATCACCACTACTATGACCGACTGTTGTGAAGTCGATGTCTCCAGTGACACCAGAACCAGCATTATTAGGTATGCCAGTAAAGGAGGTAAAGTCTAATTCGTCAGCGTAATCTGCTGGCAGATGTGCCGCCAACACGTTAGATGAAGCATCAAATTCTATTTTAACGCTCATGCCGACTGTAGAAAACTGTATCTTGCTAATCGCTACGCGAGTGCATGTAGCACCTGTCATTGGATCAGCAGACAAAGCAGATACATCTACTTTTGCAACAGCAGACTCGCCTGAACCGTCACTAACATTAGTGAACTTCATAATCAGGTTTCGTGCGCCATCTTGGATTGTCTGAGAGGTTACTGCATCAGCCATTGTATATCTCCAAAATAAAGGGGGGCTTTCGCCCCCGTGTCATTATGACTGGTCAGTGAAGGCAGGAACATCCGCACCTTCTTGATAGCCCCAGATATACCAATTGGTTGAATCTTTTGCCAGTACATTAATCTCAAACAAACCAAAATCCGTTAACGTCAGGATTGAGTTTGAGTTTCCATCTGCATATACAGAAACATTATCTGCGTTTGAGTCAAGATGAACGATGCCGCCAAGATAGAAGTTTGTGTCTGATCCTGTATCAATAATCAGATTTTCTGCCTCTTCTGCCGCACCACCATAAACGAGCTTAAAGAAAACACCAGCAGAGGGACTAGGCAAAGTCAAAGTGCAATTAGCTGACAGAGCAGGAACTACAGAGGTTCTTCCTCCATGAGCCGTTGCTGTTAGCGAAATAGCTGTTGTATCTGCTAAGGCAACTGGAGTGACCTGCAAGCCGTTTCCGTCAAGGGTGAACTCAGTTGTAACAGTACCTGTTGTACTGTTTTTGGATATAACCGTAAATCCATTCTCTGAACGGACTGGGCCATTAAAAGTTGTATTAGCCATTATATTCTCCTGTCTTGGCTAGTGTCTGCTTACGCAGTCAGGGAAATTAAAATGTTCCACATGGAACAAAAAAATGGGGGGACAAAGCCCCCCGCAGGGTTACGATGTACCTGGAGAACCATAGATTCCCAGAGGGTCAGATACACCAAAACTATACCGCTCTCTAGCTTTATAACGAACATTACCTGTGTCAAAGTCGCCGTCCATAGAAGTTTCAAGCGAAGTACGCTCAAAGTGCTTCATTCCATTTGGAACGTCAGTGATAACAAAGAAAGCGTTTGTGTCAGTCAAGTAATGATTGACTGAATAGCCTTCTGGTATCGCTCCGTTATTACGGATTGCGTTGATGTCGTTATCTGCTGTTGCAGTACGCAAATCCGAATCTAGCAGACGAGTTGCAACGAATTGCAACGCAGGCGGAACAACTAATCGTCTAGGACGAGCCGCAATCAAAAGTCCACGCTCATCAGTAAACGCCGCAATGTTAATCACTGCATCTTCTAATGAAGTTTCGTTAAGATCAGCCGCTGTCGCAGGACGGTTGCTGTTCTTGCCGCCGCTTACAAGCGGGTGTCCATCACCACCAGTTACACCATCGCCAGATGCAGTAAACAGGTTAACCCCGTCACCAGACTGGAATGAGTTGGTGAAACCGTTGTTTAGAGGAAAAGCCGCTTTTACTTGCTTGGTATACGCCATGCC